TTTCGATGTCCCGCCGTGATCGTTGAGCCGGATTGCGACGTTTTCGCCGTCGTCGCAGTCCTTTTGCGTCACCCCGATCCCGTAGTCGGTCGAATCGGCCTTTGTCACCGTCCGACCGGTAGCCTTGACGCGCAGGAAGGCGTCCATATCCTCACCGGCAACAAAGCTCCGCGGTGAATCTGCTTGAACTGTCATGATAAATCTCCCGATTTTTACTTTTGACTATTAACTACCTGATCATTCGCCGGATTACCCGGCCTTGACGTACGCCGCAGGCCTCTCGGCCCGGCTGCGGCTGATGAACGCGGCGTGCAGCCCGGGATTCGTGCGATTAAGTTTCTTCATCGCCGCAGTCACGCTGATACCCTCTTCTTTCGCCATCGCCCTGGCCTCGGCTATAAAGTCGCCACCCGCAGCAGCATTGTCGGTATCGCCCGATTCGATCGGGGCGGCACCTTTGGATTGACGATTTTCGATTTGCGATTGACTATTGTTCTGCTCTTTGATCTTCTCGCGCAGGACATCGCAGTAATCGGCCTTCGCCTTTTCAACGCTCTTGCCCTCGGTGAACGCCTTGACCGCGTACTCCGGATCGTCCGGAAATGCCTCGCTCAACGCCTTCATGCGTTCGGTCTGCTCTTTTGCCGCAGTAGCGGATGATTCTGCCTTAACCGCTTCGATATCGACGGTCTTGTTTTCGTTTTGATCCATCTTTATTTCTCCTTTTTTAGATTGAGCTTTATTGGAACTGCTCTTTGACGTAACGGTAATCACCTTATCTATCAGGCCGAGCTTTTTCGCCTCCGCCGCGATCCACATCCGGCCGGTGGCCAGTTTGCTGATTTCGGCCGATTCCCTGCCGCGGCCCCTGGCGATCGAATCGACGAACTGCCCGGCGATCGCGTCGATACTCTCCTGGACCGCGGCTATTTGCTCATCCGTAATCTCGACACCCGCCACACCCATACCCTTATGCTCGCCGGATTTTATAAGGACCACTTTGAAACCCGCATCGTCGGCGGCCTTCGATGAGTCCAGGTACACGGTATAGACCCCGATCGACCCGACCTCCGCCGTTCGCCCCGCCTCGATCGTCTCGGCCTGGCTGGCCAGCCAGTACGCCGCCGAGGCCCCGATATCCTCGATTGTCGCGGTGACTTTCTTCGTCTCGCGCGCCGCGAATATCGCATCGGCCGTATCTACCAGGCCATCTACGATCCCGCCGGGGCTTGAGACCTGCAGGTGTATCCCCGAAATAGATGAGTCGGCCAGGGCCTGGCCGATCTGCGACTGAATCTCGTCGTACCCCGTCGCCTTGATCCCGAAAAACCGCAGCCAGCTCGGCACGGTCTTTAACAGTACGCCTAAAATATTGATTACCGCCCGGCCGTTTACGACCTGGTACGCCGCCGGCCTTGCCGCGACCTCGATATCCGCTATCGACTCGGTGACATTCAAATCGGCGAGCTGTGCGAGAAAAGATTCCAGGAAGATCGGCTCGGCCGACCATTTGCTCGACTGGAACTGCACGAAAAGAAGGTTATTCATCCTGTTTCTCCTTTTTATCGTCGCCATCTTCGATATCCGCCTCGGCCGCCGTATCTTTCTTGTCGAGACCCGGCTTGATGCCCGCGAAATATTGCCACGGGACCTCGACGCCTGTTTGTTTTTCGATACCCTGAACTATCTCGATCGCACGCGTGATCTCCTCGCCCCGCTTGGCAACGACCTCGCCCTGGTCCAGATTCAGTGACTTGCAGACGCGGCTGTGCGTAGTGAATCCCCGCTCGACCTGGGTCGCGTAGGCCTGGGCCTCTTTGAGCTGGTCGATCCAGGGAAATGTTTTTTTGATCCACTCGACTTTGAAATTGGTCCCGCCCGCGATGAGATTATCCTTTTTCCACTGCCCTATCTTCCATTCGAACAGCGGGCCGTAATAGAAATCCTCCAGCATCTGCTGCCAGCCGGTAAACGTCTCGTACGCCTGCTCCAGGACCGCGCGGCTTTGCGAGTAATTGGCCTTCGACCAGTCCAGCAGTATCAGTTCCAGCGGCAGGCCGATGGGCAGGCCCAGCAGTCTCAGGAACATCCTGACCGAATCGGAAAAGTTTTTGCCCGGTATATTCCTTTCGATACCCGTGACCTTCTCACCCGGCTTGGCCTGGAATATAAGGGCGTAGCCCAGCTCGGTAAGTCTCTGCGCCAAGTTGCCCTCGAGTTCCGCCGACGATTTGCTCGTATCTTCCTTCGATTCGACGTGTCCCAACAGGTTTCCCTGCTCTCGCTCGATCGAAATCGCGATCCTCGATAGTAGCTGCCACGCGATCGCCTCGGAATCGCAGACATCGTTAATCCGGTGAAGCATTGGAAACGACGCCTGGCAGGCAGGCACACCCCGCACCTGGCTGGGCCGCTCGGGATCTGTAAGGTACATTACATCGGCGGCACCGACCATCTTGCCCTTAGTGACATTAACGCTGCTGGTCCCCCACGGGCACAAATTAAATTTCACCGGACGGCCGAACGTGTCCTTTACAATCCCGTTGCTTACCGTCCCGGCTTTGTCCTTCGCCCGGCTCTTCGAGTCGATCTGCTCAGCTTCGAACAGCTGGACCAGGCCTTTGTTCGTTTTCAGGACCGCCGTATCGCCGGCGACGACAACCTCGCGCAGGACCATTCTGGCCGTCTTTGATCCGGACAGGATCCCGCGGATCTCCGGGCGGCGATTGAATTTCTTCCAGAGATCCTCGCCCTTTTTTACGGCCGCTTTACTGGCCCCGGAAAGCTGCAATTCGAATCCGTTGCCGGCGATATAACTGACCATCCGCTCGATCATCCCCTTATAGATCGCGTTATTGCGCATGAACTCCCGCGACTGCGCGATCAGCCGCTTTCTGTCCCGCTCCTCGTGCGCCGAGCCCGGGTGAGATGTATACGCCCGGCCCTCCCCTGCGGCTACCGAAACCGATCGGTACCCGTACCCAAGCACTCCGTAATAACCCTTCTCCTGCTCGAAGATGATCTTATCCGGTGCCGATTGTTTTGCCGGTTTCCGTATCATGTCCGCATTACCCCCCGGGTAAAGCTGGTAGAATTCACCGATCCGGCAAAGCCGGCCACGAATTTTTCAAGCTTCGCCTGCTCGCCCATCAGCAGCTCGAAGTTGACTTCCCGATCGCCTGTTGAAATGATTTTCGGCCGATTAATCATCAGCCAGCGAATAGCCGCCAGGGCCGCCGTCGCCTTGGTAATATCACCGTCCCAGGAAAGGTTGTTATTGTACTGCGCCAGGGCATTGGCGAGTGTCGATGTCGAATCGAGGGCCATAGTTCAATTTTCTATTTACTATTTACTATTGAATATTCGGCCGGCGGCAGGTATGGAAAAAGGTGCTGGCCTCAAGTTCCTACCTGCCGCCAGCACCTTCAAAAAGCAGTCGTTACACTATCTATTCGACTATAACACCCGAAATCGAACAACGCTAAAATGCATGAAATGCCCCCCGATACGCGGATTCTTTACAATGTTGTAAGAAAAAAACCCCCGACAGTGCCGGGGGCTAACTTTTGAACTTTCTTTCAATAATCAATCGTCAATCGTCAATGCCAGTCACCGTCGCCCGCTTCGGCGTTCGGCATTTCCTTAGCGCAGAAATCGGCGATGATATGCCGCAGACTCGGGACCACATCGTTGGGCATGTATCCCGTGCAGATCCAGAAATGTTTCAAATCGTGAGGATCGGCCGGCTTGTCCTTTTTCTGGCAGCTTATCGTAATGAAATAATGGCCTGTATCGAGAGCCTCGATCAGCTTGGCCGTCAGATCCTCCGGCGTACCGGCCGGCAGTTTTGCCAGCTGCGGCTGCGGAGTCGGAATCGCCGCCTGCAGCTTGACCGTCCCCGGCTCCTGATTTTTTGCTTCTGACTCCTGACTTCTGACTCCTGAATTCTGTTCATTCGGCATTTCTGTTTTCTCCTTTCGAATCTCAAATTCTCAAATCTTAAATCTTTTTGTTTCATGCCGGCCAATCAACTCTCTTTATTATTTCCTCGATGTGATCTCCACCCCTCACTTCTACCAAAACCGCGGCCTTGCCCTGTGGTTTTCCACACCACTTTTTTCTTACTCGAAAACTCTTTACGAACCATTGCTGCCATTTATCGAAAGATGTTGGCCCGAATAATGAATTTTCCGCCGGGAAAAGCTCCATGAGTCGATTGACAATCTTTTCGTTTTGTTCGAGGTCTTTGCCGTAAGATATATTCCTGCCAATTATATATGTCCACCAGCCTCGAAAAGCAAAACCGAAAAAGCCGGGGCACCAGAACGTCCATACGTATAGATATCTCATCTCAACAACAGAATACGTCCGCTTGAACCATAAGCTGCGCTCCTGTATTTCGAGCTTACGCTTCATAATATCTGTCCGGAAAATGAATTTCCACTCGCCGTAAAAATGGTCTCTATATGCCCTAACAGCGCCGTCCGGCCAAATCAATTTAGGTACTTTATCCAGATCGTAGCCAATTGATTTTAGATGCTCTTCTGCTCTCCGCTGAGACTCCGGGCTCATAAGAAAAGCCCACTTTACACACCCGTTATTTCTTTTAGGATTTCTGTTTATGGCAATCATTCCGAATCCTTATTTTTTCACCGCAGAGATCGCGGTTAATCTTCTATTTATTATTTCTCTGCGTTCTCAGCGGTCCCGGCGGTAGATTCCTTTCCGCCTTCTACCTTTTGACTTTTATTTTTCTCCGCGTTCTCAGCGGTCCCGGCGGTAGATTCCTTTTTGATTTTAATCTTCGTTCCGATCACCGCGTACCTTTTCCGGCAGACCGCCGCCAGGCAGATCCGGTACTGGACCTTGCCCTGCGTACTGCGAGCACGCGTATCCGTCCCGCGGCATCGGGGGCATTGGCTCACGGTCGGAAAACTGTATTTCTGTTTCTTTGTTCGTGCCATATTCGAATCCTTTCTTTTAAATGATTATTGATTATTTCTCTGCGCTCTCCGCGTTCTCCGCGGTAAATATCTTTTTGCCTTTTCAATATTTCGTTCGTATCGCCTTCGCCGCCACGGGCTTGCCGAGCGTTGTAACCTCCGCCTTCGCCTCCGGGTCCGGCAGGGTCCATAAACCGGCGATATCCGCCGCCGCCCTGGCGTACACATCGCAGTCCCAATAATGGTTCGCCCGGCTCTCTTTTTTCGGCACCCAGCCGATCCACGTTATCCGGTCGCCCTTGCGCTCGATTATCTTTTTCTCCGATGTCAGATGCTCCAGGACGATCCGCTCGGTGCCCGAATGCAAATGCCCGTACCCGGCGCCCGGCTCTGCCGATTCGAAATAGCCGCGGTGCAGGGCATCCTTATACGCCGTGACATTCAGCCGGTATAGTTTCAGAACCCCGCCGGCCGTCTTACCCACCTGCCAGGTCTGCCGGATGAGCTTATCGTCACCGGCTACCGGAATGATCGGTGCGACCGCGGCGCATCGCACACAGAACGCATCGACCGAATCGGCGTTGTACTGGCGATCGATCGCCGAAAGTGCGATGCGCATTACCATCTTCGGCTCGCCCGCCATTTCGAATCGCATCGTCAGGTACGGGATCAGCTTCACGAGATTCTCGACCCGCTCGGTCGGACCCGTCTCGATCCGCGATTCGAATACGCTCCAGAACTCGCCCAGGTAGCCCCAGCCCAGCACGCGCAGAAATACGTGATTGAGCTGGACATCGAGCCCTGCGGTCAGCATCTGGACCCCGACGGGTACTTTCCTCGCCGGGTACTTGCCGATATGACGCCGCAGGACCTCGATATCGGTCACCGCCTGCTCCTCTCGCCATGGCCGGGCTAACTGACTATTCCAGAAGTCCTTCAACAGCTGGATATTGCCCTTACTCTTTGCCACCTGGGCCCGAACGAACTCGACTACCAGGCTATTGACCGTCTCGACCATGGGATGCAGCATCAAGGCGTGGATCCGGCAGCTTCGATAACTCGTAGCCTTAACGTCACCAACTACCCGCCCGGAATCGTCCAGTGTGCAGTCGCCCGGTACGTACTTGCCCGCACGAACCGCGTTCCAGCGATCCTCCTCGCTCCAGCATGTCCCGCACTTCGGGCATACGTACCTGGCCCGCCCGCCGCGGGCGTAAGAGTTCTCCGAATACCAACTGCCATCCTCTTTGCGATCGATCTTAACATTCTCCCACTCGATTCGATGCCACTTTCCGCAGTGCACGCACGGGACCCACCATTGGCAGCAGTCGCCGCGAGACCATTCCTGGTCAGTCATATCGCCGACCGTTACCGGCGTGGACATTCCCAGCAGCTTCGATCGCCCCTTGAACCATCGCTGTCGCTTGCGCATGAGCGAGATAGGATCGGCCTCGACCCCGACGAACGGTGGATACTTACCCGTTTCATCGGCTATAATATAGCAGCAGGGCTTATCCGCCAGGGCCTGGGGCGTAGTAGGCCAGCCGATGTACTGAATCATATTATCGAAAACCGTCTGCTTACCGATAAAGATATTCCGAACCCGGCCGCCGCAATGACGCAGCAAGTCCTCGTTAGCAGCGAACATCGGCCTGATCCGAGCCTCGACCCTGTTTTTAACATCGTCCTTAGTCGGCATTATAAGAAGTGTCGGGCCCGGAGCGCACTCGACTATATAACCGTTGACACCGGTCCCAAAAGTCGTCTTACCGGACTGGGCGCATGCGATTATCCAAATCTCCCGAGTAGTCGTATCGCTGAACCACTTCCCGATCGGAACGAAATAGGGCGTATACTCGGCCGACCACGGACCCTCAATAGCCGAGGTGCCGCCGACTAACATGTAATTGTCCTGCATCCACTCGATCAGGCCGGGCCGGGCACGGGGCTTTAAGACGTCCTTTTCCTCGTCCTGCAGCGGCAGAACCTGCCATTTGCGATTTTCGATTTGCGATTGTCGATTTAAGGCTACCATTTTTTACATTGACTATTTACTATTGACTATTGATTAATGATTAATTTTTCCCCGCGTTCTCCGCGTGCTCGGCGGTTAATATTTTTAAATTCTTTTTCACCGCGGATTATGCGGATCATTTTTTTCTATGGAACGTTGTAGCTCAGCGATGTCAGCATGTCGCATTTTTTACAAAAATGTCCAGAAACCTCGTCGACACAGATTTCATCCCCATCTTCCAATTCTATTTCTTCACCGCTTTTAAACGGCTCACTATCCACCTGCCATGCGCTAAAAGGCGATACAAGAATCGTCTTACTTTTACACCGGCTGCATCGCGTATAACCATCGTCATCAACGTATTCGCCATTTATACATATCGATAACCCGCGAATCTCTTTCTTAGCCATAACGACCCTTTCAATTGACTATTGATCAATTTCCGGCTCCGCCGGGTTTTTTTATCAATGTTTCTCCGCGGTCTCGGCGTTCTCGGCGGTTAATAATTTAAAACATTCCTGAAGTTTCCCCGCCGCTTCGGCGGGCAGCTCAAGGAACTCCGGGACATCCAATTGCTGGCGCTGCAAATCCTCGAAGAACCGGCCTAAAATATCCTCGATCCCCTCGACCGTCTGGTTATGCACCATATTCGCCAGTTCGCGGCGTTTGTAATTGAACGCACCGACCGCTAACTGGCATCTTGCCACTAACCCGGCGATAACTTCGTTCCTATCGAGCAACTCGCCCCGCCGCTGGGCGATATCAAGCTGCTTTTCCTCGGCCTTCAAGGTCCGCAGCTTATCGCCCGGCTCGACGTGCGCTCCGCTCTTGCGCGATTCGTAGCCCTTCCACCACCTAATCACCGACGCCAGATCGAACGAACCATCGGCGTTCCTCGGGCAGTTGTGCCGCTCGGTCCAGTTGCGTACCGTCAATCGATCCACATCGAACAGGTCCGCAATAGATTTCTGCATCAGCTTGTGAAGATCCGGCCCGGCCGCCGCCGGACGCTGGTCGTCACGAAGGTAATTCTCAATCGCACGAATCGCCGCCTGATTGCCAGCCTCGGCCGCGGTGATAAGGCCCTCGCGAGCCTTGATCTTCGTATCCAAACGCTTCTGGTTCCAAAGATTGCCGGCCTCGATATCGGTATCGAGGATCTCCCGCAACGCCGAGCCGCTCGCCAGGCCTAACTTGCGGGCAGCCTCCGAGACCGTCTCGACTACACCTGCCAGCGCCTCCAAATTCCGAAGAAACTGGCCCCGCTCGAACGCCTTCTTTTGAGTTGCGTACTTCTTATAGCGAAACAACCCGGCGAGCGTCACATCCAACCCGCTCGCAGCGTCGGCGGCGGTTTGGTTCTCGGAGGTGTAGCCGAGTGACTTCGCCGCTGCGATGGATAACTTCGCCTTGCGGCTGCGCGATTGTCTATTGACTATTGTCGATTTGCGATTGACTCCGCTCAAACGCCGCGGGGTCTTCTTGGATACGGTTTTTGTTTTACGTTTTTTCAAATTTCAAATCTTAAATTATTTTAAGCCACAGAGTTCACAGAGTTATTCATTCAAACCGAAAAAACACCCTCGATCAGTACCTCCCTGGCAGCCTGCATGACTGCGTCGGCGGCCGTTTTTTTATTCATCATGATATTGAGTTTCTTATTCCACCAGACGTCGAAAACCTGCTCTTTGGCAAATCCGTTTTTGGAAAAACATTTCACCGCCACCAGGCTTTTCGGCGGAAAGGTTTTGTCGTTATCCAAGTCGAAATGAGTTGGCCCGGGAAATACGGGCATTATTTTCAAGTCATTTCTTGCCCCGTGTATGAACACCCGTATCCGTCGCTGCGGAACGCCATAGCTACTGGCGTCTAACTTATTGAATCGAACCGTGTAGCCCTTGGACTCGATTGATTCCAGCAGCGTAACAAAAAAATCCTTGAAGCTCAGCAGGCCCGGCACGTTTTCTATTACGAAATATCGCGGCTTTATTTCGCCGACCAGCCTGATAAAATGCCACATCAACTTAGATCGCGGGTCGTCAATCGATCTATTGGAATTCGAAGTAGTAAAGCCCTGGCACGGCGGCCCGCCGCTCAGCAGGTCGAGACGCCCTTTTTTGATCCCGGTCATTCTCAAAAGCCGCCGGCCAGGCATCTCCGAAACGTCTGCGGCGATGATCTTGGCCTTCGGGAATGCCTTTTCCCTGTTCGCCGCCAGTGTTGAAAGGCAGAACCGGTCCTTCTCGACAAGCCCCACAACGTCTATTCCCGCCTGCTGTAACCCAAGTGCCATTCCACCGGCACCGGCGAACAATTCGATAGCCTTGAGTTTTTTTTCGTCACATTTAATCATTTTTTGACCTTATAAACCTCGCAGTTCGAGCAGAGACTGTCATCGATCCAGGTTCGGTGCGCTCCGCCGTCGTTATTACCGCTGGATTCCCTGTACCCGCAAACCCGGCACGTCCGTACTTCCGCCTTCCGCTTTTTACTTTTTACTTTCTTCTTTGCGCCTTCGGCGTTCCCGGCGGTAGATTTCTTTTTACCTTTTGCCTTTTTACTTTTAACTTTCTTCAAGCATCTTTTTCTCGCACGCCGAGCACAGATCCTCGCCTATGTCCTCGACCCAACTGCACGGCACGCCGTCGACTATGCATGGCGTCGTATCCGTGCACCCGCAAACCCGGCACGTCCGTACTTCCGCCTTCCGCTTTTTACTTTTTACTTTTTTCTCTGCGTTCTCGGCGTTCTCGGCGTTCCCGGCGGTAGATTTCTTTTTACCTTTTGCCTTTTTACTTTTAACTTTCTTTTTCGCCTTCGCCGTCCATTCCGCCGGCTCGGCGAACGCCGGCTCGCCGCAGATATTCGCGTATTCCGCATCGATATCGAGACCGAACAGCAGGGCCAGCAGCCGGGCCTCACGCTGCGAGGAATCGTCCCCGCATATATCTACGTCGTAAATCATATCATGGGCGACCTCGTGCCATAACTTCGCGGCGATTTCGTTAAACACTACGTCTTTTTCTACTGCCGGCCGGGTGTAATCCTTCATTACCGATTCGATATAACCCATTCGGCCCACGGCGTCCACGATCGTGCAGTCGCAGCCGTAAACAGAAACCATTAAGAGCACCCTGAACACACCCTCGTCCAGAATCGGGCCCTTATCGGTGGAGCAGATATCGGCAAACTTCATCTCGCTGATTCTATTCGCGATCCTGTGGGCGGTCTCGCCCCTGCGTTTTTTCTCCAGCTCGGCCCGCAGCCTCTTGATCGGTGTCGACTTCGGTTTGGCCGCGGCCACCTCTTTCCGGGGCTTTATGTAATGGATCTTGCCGCCCCTGGTGCCCGCCATTACCGCCGGCATAGAGCCCTTATCGGCCTTCTTGCATATCTGGTAATCGCCCTTCGTCAGGACCTTACCGTAGATCTTGGGCAGCCGCTTGCCCTCGTCTCGATTGAAATAATAGTCCTTTGTGATCGCGACCAGGCCTGGATATTTTTTAGCCTTTTCCTTGAACTCAGCCTTCGCCGCGGCGATGTCCTTTTTCTCCCAGCAGGCTGGGTCAAGGCACTTATCGCCGGTATCCGGCTTTCCGGACTTGACCGGCTCGGACCACAGACCCGGCTGGGCCGAGCTGCGCTTGATGCACTTGGCGCAGGCGGCGGTATCGAATTTCGCCTTAGCCAGGATCCGCAGCATGTCGGTCACCATCTTATCGAGCTCCCCAACTGTCACGCGACCGTAAGATTGCAGCAGTTTCCCGAATATCTTTTTCTGAGTCTCGGCCGGGAACCTGGCGACTAAGGCCAGGTGGGCGGGTGTGAAATATTCGAGATTTCCACCTGCCGAAACCGCAGTCCTGAAAGAGATTATCAGCTCCGTCTCGATCCTGTCGTGGGTCCGGACCCACTTCTCGCTCTTGCCCAACTTACTGGCGACGGCGGCGAAGTCGCCGGAGTATTTTTTCAGTAGAATCGAAACCGCCTTGCCATGCTCGAGTACGGTAAGGTCCCGCCGCTGGAAGTTCTCGGCGAACGTAATCTCGAACGCCTCATCATCGCCGATATCACCGTGATCTATCGCGGGAATCGACTCGAGTCCCGCTTTTTTAGCCGCCCGCAGCCTCCGCTCACCGGCCAGCAGCTCGTACGGCTTTTTCACCGCCGGGTCGGTGCGAACATGGACCGGGACAATTACGCCCTGGGCCGCGATACTCTCTGCGAGCTCGCAGAATCCGGCGCTCTTCTCGTCGATAATACGCGGGTTGTCGCCGGCGACGGCAATATCCTCGATCCCCGCGACAATAAGTTTGTTCTTTTTTGACTTCATGACAATTTCTCCTTTCGTCGTTAATATATTTCAAATCTCAAATTCCCTTTTCGATCGCTTCGAGTAATTCTTTTTTCCGGCAGGGCAGACGGCACTTTTCCAGGTCGAACGCCAGCAGTGACTCGCGGAGCTGCCATCGCTGCCATCGCCGCAGCATATTCTGCATCCCCTCGATCGCCGCCGCCTGCGGGGCAAGGTACACGCCCGCATCAATCGAATCGGCAAGCTTGACCAGCTCGGCCGCCGCGGCTTCCACCGCCCGCAATTTTTCGTGAATATCACCTGTCACTGTTCGGCTCCTTTTTCCGGTATTCGTCCCAGCACTTCTCATCGCAAAAATACATGTTTAGGGGCGCGACGTAGATCGGACGCCCTTTCGGGTCCTTGAGCTTTTTCCGGCAGGTCCGTCACTGAACCACATACTGATTATTCATACCTTTTCCACTTTGATTTTTCGGAACGTGACCTCCTCGACAACCACCTCCGGGCAACAGAATCCCTCGGGTACCTCGTCGAACGATTCGTGGACATATTTTAGCATCAGGGCGTCCCTCTCCATCGACGGCGAAATGAATACAAGCTCGGCATCGGCCGGAATGTCTTTGATGAAGGCCCTGTTGAAAAATTGCGTGACCCCATCGTCATCGTCCGGCTTGGTGATTATCCAGCTGCCGAATATCAGCTCCACTATTCTGATCGGCACATAGACAAGCCGGCCGCGACTGCGTTTCGCCTTAACTTTCTCATCCATAACAAATCTCCTTTCTTATGCTTTTAACAACAAAAACCCAATGTCACCACCCACCCCCACCCGCTCGTAAGTCCTTTAACGCCAAAGTTTACGAATGTTAAATCACAAAAAAAAAACAAAAAACCACACCCTTTTCGCCACGCGCTGATC